TAAGATAAACTCATTCAAAGCACCAACCACGTTATTCCCACCTGCAATCGCTCCGGCCCCACCTGCTGCTAACTGTGTAACAGTAGAAACCAATTGTGAAATGGGGTCACCAGCAATTGCATTAGTTGCACCTAACTCTGGCGCAACAACACTAGTAACAGCTGTAGTAGCTTGTCCAAGACCTTGCCCGAGCGGTGCGGCCAAAGCACCAGCGAGCCCCGCACCAGCTAACGCGTTGATTACCGCACCAGAAACACCAGAACTAGCTAAATCCGCTAAAATTTGCTGAGTATCCGCGCCAACACCCGCTAGTGCTACAGCGTAATATGCGGCTTGTGCAACATATGTATTAGCAATCAAGCGCTTCTCCTTTAAGAAAATTTCTGGCACTTCTTGCCTGCCTTGCTCTGGTGTAGTGGTCCACTCAAAATCATGCAAAACATCAATTACTTTATATTGGCTAATGGATTTTCTAATCTGCCCCGCACCCCCAGTAGAGGTTGCGCTTTGACCGACTGGTACTAATCGCGGAGCTCCACTTTTAGTTGATGTGGTTGAATCAAAAGAATATAATTGTTTGTCTCTTGTTTTCATTAGATACTAAATCCAGGTATGGTTGGTCGCTTATTAGCCATGTCTATAATTCCGTTTCCATATTGTTTTCTAAAATCGCTTCTTGTATCATCTATTAATCCAGTATTTATATCGTTATAGCTCTGAGCTAATTGTGGTGGTGGTGCGCTTATCGAGTTTCCCGCATTTATATTCGGTAAATATCTTAAAATATTTTCCACAGCAGAACAGAGCCGGGTAATCATACCCGCCATCTGCTTAGTGCTAGCTGTTGATTCGCGAGCTAACCCTTCTACAACTATCTGTATAGAATTAAGCGATGCTTCTGCGGGATTTGTAGTTTGAGATATAGAAGCAGCAAAATTATCCATTAACGTCTTTAAATTCTTTGTGTATAATTCCGCAAAACCGGGTTGCTCAGGTGTAGGTATATTAACTGCTTCGGGTTCTTGTATTTTTGAAGCTATATTATCTGGTTCTGTGGATTTATTTGGTGCTGTTTCCTGCAAAGCTGTAGCAATTTCAGGAAATGTGGTTGATTGTACCGGTGGTGATATAGGTTCAGACGCTACAGACTGTGTAGGTACCGGTGTTTGATTAGATTGCGCAGTTGTAACAATATTATTAATAACTGATGGGGTAGACTCTATTTTTTCTTCTTCTTTACTAGCAGGGGCAACTGTATTTTTAGTAGATATAATGTTTTGTTCTACTGACTCAGGGCTAACTATTTGATTATTTGATGTTTCAGGTATTGTATTAGTTTTTTCAGATACGTCTTTATACGGGCTTGGGGTCTCAGGCAACTGCGCTGATTCTTTTTTGAGACGATCGCTTAAATTTGTTATATCTGGTATTGTTGTCTCTGCCTTAGTAACTGTAGGTGTAGACTCTGGTGTTTCTATTATTGGCTGCTTTAGCGGGGTCACCGCCACGGCTGGTGCCGCAACTTCCATACTAACTTCATTTGTTTTTGTCTGTTCTACCTGTGTACCAGTCTTTACAACTAGGTTTTCCTTTAATGTATCTTTAGGTTCAATTGGCTGTACCGGTGTGGCCGCTTGCTTTTCAGCGAATATATTATTATCTATTATAGCTTCATTACTATTCTTATTGCTTGTGCCGGCGACGTTTTTTTCAGCTTCTTCTTTTGTATAAACTTTTTGTGGAGCGGTTGGTTCTGATACGGGTTTAACCAGTTCTGCTTGTTTTTTTATAAATTCAGCCTTTTTAATCTTATAATCAAACAGCTTATTACGTATACTCTGTAATTCTTGAAGTCTAGACTCTGATGCTTTAGAATCTATCTGTTCATTAGGTAAATTATAGTTTTTTGCGTATTCGCTAGCGCTAGTATCGACCGGGTTATCGTTAGCATCATCCATATATAGTATTTATCCTTACGAATTATTGTAGCGAAACAGACGCTTTCTTGGTTTTTTTACTATTTTCTGCCGAATTTAATATTCCAATGTATATATCACATTCAAAAGGGGTGAGCTGATTGATAGAATTTAAGTCAATATGCAGCTTTGTTAATAATACATATTTCTTGGTGTATAAATTTTGTGCTGCAGGTTTAAAGATAGATTTTAAAAAGTAAAATAATGTATTATCACAAAGTCGTAATGGGATTGAGCAAAACCCTTTAGTGTTGCTTGTATTTTCAATAATAAAAACATTATTATAGCACTGCTCAGTCGAATAAAGATGCTCTTTTAGTTCAGAATAAACAGTAGTCTCTACAGTTTTATAAAATTCTTCTCGAATTTGCCTATCAAAGTTGTATGGCAAAAACTCAACATCACTAGCTTCTGTTTTAACTATAGTTTGATGCACGTAATCTGTAGCGAGAAGATCGACATATGGCTTGAAGTGAAAAGTAGTTTCTCCTAATTGAAGGGGTTCAATATCTTTTAATGTTATTTCTGATAATTTTGTGAGAATTTCAAACAAGTCAAACGTTAGCGTTGCACTCTCCTCTCCAGCTATATAAGAAATGGTGCTTTCAACCGAAGATGCTCGTAAAAAAGTAAGCAAAAACCATTTGTCAAACCGTGTCAACCTATCATATACCGATTTTGTTTCTAAATTTTCTAATAAAATATTATTAAAAGCAATATTAAGAAGCTCATCATCATCATTTAAAATACATTTTGCAAGTACTTCTAGCTGATACATCTTAAGTTCTGATATCTTGATGTACCCCTTTAGTGATGGTACCCAAACAGATAAATAAAAATTTTGCATTAAAAGAATCCAGCTGGGTTAATATTAAGAGGAACGCCCGTTTGGCCTGTTTGTAGAGGGGAAACTGTTGGAGTATACTTACCGTTCACTATACCTGATACATTATTAATAATATCTGCTAACGGGAAGTACATATTATTTTCAACTGTATAATTTGTATAGCTAAAATTAACATCATATGCTGTAGCAATATTAGGTTCATTTACGTAGTCTAGGGTAAAATTATTAATAACGACAGGTGCACAATTATAAAATGTAAAGATTTTGCGAGGAACTTGACTTATGTTTTGGTAGCTGCGAGTGTAACACAACAACGTAATATTGCATTTAATATTTTTTTCATCTTTTTGACCAGGTAAATCGCCTTGCCGAGCAACAAAACCATAATGACTCGCTAGCATTGTCCAGGGTCTAAAAATATTATCTACAATACTTGTATTAGTTTCAAGAAAGGATAATCTGAGCTGATTATTTGCATAACCTAATCTACTTTGTGCCATAATACCGGGTATAAACCCACGGCCTTTGCCCTGCCCTGGCAAATTAATGTTTTCTATACTGTAAGATTCCCCAGGCACATATGCACCTTGTGCAAAAACACAGCCTATAACTTTTTGAAAAGGAAAGCTAGTAAGTAGAAATTTTGCTTGATCTATATCGTACCCTCGTTTACCACCATCAACACGTTCTAATGATTGAATAAACCGGGTTTGAAGAGCTCTTGGAAACGAATCAATTATTGCAATCCACTGAGTCTGTAGTGGGACAGATGTAAGCCAGCTTTGAAGTTGTAAAAGGAAATAATCCCGTGTACTAATCAGCGGGACTCCAGGAATATTAAACCCCAAGATACTAGAAATCTGTGGTTGTGATAGAGGATTAGTGCCTCTGCCTATACCAACTACATTACTGGCTAGGCCTTGTGCTGCATCAATAAATGGATTACTGAGTCCCATTATTATTATTTATAATGGGATTATTTTTTAGCTCTTACGAATAAAATAGTGATATGCTAAAGATACGTCAAATGAAACAATGTCACCTTTACCGGTGGACATATCATACTTGATACCACCTACATCGCGGATACTCACTCCGACAAGCTGGTATTGAGCGACTTTTTCCATCTGTGCATCAAGTTGTATTAGGTCGATTGTGCTAGACTGCGTAGGTGTAAAGTAATTACCAGTGCTATTAGTATCATTGAATGTGTCCCTAGACCAATCTTCAAATTTTTGTCTAATACTATTTTTAGCATCGTTATAAAACGTTAATCCGTAATTTGCGCTCTCAGGATACTTGACAACACCAGGAATATTAAAATCTAGACCCATGTAACTAGTAGTTACATTAGTAATGTTGCGGCCTGGTAGTGACGCGGCTTTGGCATATACAAGATCATTCTCATCAAAAGTTGTTGTTGTGCCTCCTGGCGAAATGCTCAATACACGAAATTGAATATCGCGTTGAAAATCGCGTTGTGAAGCTACTCTGTAAAAATCTGCAATTAATTGTTTTACTGCTGGCATAATAATATTTATTCTCCTTTACTTCTTACGCGACTAACTCCTGGAAGTTTTGACTTGTACGTGTAGCGTAGAAGCTTACGAGAATAAACTCTGCTGTACGTACAGGCTTTAGATAGATATCTATCTTAAGCTCATTATTATCAATTACATCAGGTGTGTTATTACGTTCATCACATATAATGAGGTAATCATAAACACCATCTGTATTCTTAGCATTTTCGAATATAGGTGTTAGTACGTTTGTTACTTGGGTCCGTGTAAAGAGCGTATTAGGTTCAAATACATAATACCTTACAGTATCTCTGGTAGCAACTTCGAGATTGAGGAACAATCTACGAACATTAATTCTATCAAAAGCACTTGGTTTCTTCTGCAAGGTTTTCTGACCATATATTACAAATCCTTCAACAGGGAAGAACGCAACCGGATTAAGATTGACTTTATACAACTGATCTCTCTGCTTTTGCTTAGGATATACACCGAGATCATTAACACCTGTTAATATGCCTCTTGTAAATCCGGCTGGGGCATACCAGGGCTGGAAGGCTGAATCGGTATTACCCATTGCAGCAGCTGCAAACCCGCTAAATGGCACCCATACTTGTCTGTTTGATGATGGATCTAATACTTGTGCTACTGTTGCATACGTGCAAGCATAACTTGTATCAGTTAAACCAAATTGATGTCTTAATGGCCAGTAGATATGCTGGCTAAAATTAGTGGAGACAAAACCATCTGCAAGAGGGTTGTTGCCTTCACCGGCATGAGGGCTCCAGAGAGTCTTTGTATTGATAGTCTTACTATTATCTCCCTGTACAAAAATATGTCTTAATGCATCAAGTATTACTAAGAAATCCTTGCGTTGATTCTGCGCCTGATTAACAAAAATACTAGCAACTGCATTGTAATTAGCTCTAATTCTTGCACCTTCTTCATCTAGCTGCTCGTTATTAGTCACATACAAAGCACTTAATGTAGGTATGGGTAGAGAATCTATATAAGGTCCGCATGCAGACAGCGATACACCATTTGATATGGCACCTTCAGTAACGCTTACATAGATAGTACCCAGACCAGCTTCACAAGCAAGATTAATTGGATAAAGATCAGGGTTTTCTACTAATTCAAACACTCTTTCAAGTTTTTCAGGTAGATTACCAATGTCTTTATTTGTTGCAATTGTGTCAGTGTATATGCCAAGAGGCTGCAATGCATTTGTCGGTCCTAAGGCATTAAGCAACTGGCGAACTAACCCGGAAGCTGCACCAACTCTTGTAGTGTAAGTTGTATCTGTATCAACAGATCCTGGTGAGTTGAAGGGTGTTGCTAGTGCGGGCGAGAGCATACGCACTTTCTTTGTTGGGATGCCATCATCTCCAAGCCAGGTATCTTGATAGCGGTTGCTTACGTAGGGATTAACAAATGTACGAATATTTGCTGAATCATTTGTAACGGCACCCAGATAGAAGCTAATAGCGGGTCCACCGTTATTGCTAGCAATTTGTCTATGATAATCTAACGAACCGGCGTATTTTTCGGCAAATACATAATCTAACGCAATAACATCTGGTGAAAATACGCTCTGACGGAGTTTAAATACACCCAACGAGAGTGTATCATCAAAAGAGCGAGGGCTGAGATCAAAGTTAGTAATATTTTCCATGACCTCACTGACACTACCACCATCACCAAATTTAGTTGCGCTTAAGGTAAAGTTTAATCTTGTTGAAGGTACTTCAATATAATTACTGATAGAAGTTGTTCCAGAACCCAGAGCGTTAACAGCGAGAATACCGTCAAACGGTGTAGCAGGATTATTATTGTTATTATCTGTCAGACCTACATAATATCCTTCAAACTTATTATTAACTGTAGTTTGAGATCTGTTAAGAATAATAACTGCGGCACTACCCAGAGTTTCATAGGTAAATGTACCAGCACTTAAAGTGGGGTTGTTTAGCCAATTAATGCTGTTGTTAATTACATCTTGATATTGCTCAAGACTTAATTCTATATGTGTTGGTCTGCCTAAGAAAAATGTTTCAGCAGAAGATAACGTCCGAACAACATTATTACCGGAAACTGAAGCCACAGGATAAGCTAGCGCACTATATTTCCAGTTAGCAAACCCTTCTCCTTTTGCCGCACCATAAGGTAACCGGCTAACCTTTAATTGGATTGGAGCTTGTAGAGCAGCTTTTACTGTATGGTAAAAATATCTTTCTGCAGAGTTAGTAGGCGTACCATATACTTGCTCGAAATCGCTCAAACTTGAAGGTTCTAAAATTTCATCTATTGGACCTTGCGCGGCGAAACCAGTAATAAATACACTTGTACCTTGATTTACAACTGGTCTTAGTGAGAGGTCAACCTCTCTTATTTCTACTCCCGGGCTTTGAATTGAACGAGCCATATTAAACTATTACTCCTGCAGGAAATTTTTCATTCATATCATTTATATTTATAGTTTTACAGGCTAACTTTTGCAAAATTTTTTGTTTTTTACAGTAAACTCATCTTAAGCTGGTGATAAGCAAATTCAAACCCACATTCCATCTCGCCTGGATCTCTATCATTATAGTTAACTCCCTCTAGACTTATAGGGAAGGCGCGCTTATAGTCAAATCTTACTGTTTTATTGTTATATTCGTCCAAACCATATATTGTAATATCAGTCATATATGATGGAGCATTAGGATTTAGCTCAGTATTAAAAGGATCCCATACCCCCAATGTTGGGTTATTAAAAACTTCTAGCCATTTATATATGACCCAATAGTTGTTAAATTGATTATCTACAGTAAAACTAACTTTAAGATGAGGATACTCCGGTCTCGCATATGATGTGACATTTAGTACTTGGCCGGAATATGGTATTGCCACGGGCGGTATTTCTATGGGTGGTGCCACCGCACCGAATACGCTAAATTGTAATGCATCAAAATTAACAGAAGAATTTCTACGAACAATTGCCTTTACCTGTTCTTTTAAAATATCTGGTACTGTTAAAACCAATAAAAATTTATCCCGACGCTGTTTATTGAACGGGCTCTGAAAGATGGGTGTTTGATTTACTGCTGTAGCCACTGATTATTTATGTCGCCATCATACTCGCCAGGTAAGCGCCACCCTTGTTGTTTTAAATCTTCTATTTCAGCGTCCGGGGCGCTTCGTTCTGAGAATACTATAGGTGCAGGCGGTGCACCATCTTCTACCCCTTTTTCATTTGCATAAAACCCTAACGGGCTTACTACTCCGCGCACACCATAGTCCATAGATTTAATTATTTGTGGTCTATCACAATCATCAAGCTTTACCACATCAAAGTATCTTGCGCATACTTCATTTTCTAGAATTAACAACGCCCATACCAACGCCATTACCCGGTCATCCCAGCTATCAGATCCAGGACGGGCCCCCCATGTGTTGTTTGGGTATCTAATAAAATTTTTAAACTCTTTAAGTGTGTGAATGTCTCTAAATTTAACAGCCTTGAGCTCATTAACCCAGTAA